TTAATATGAGTATTCGTTACGGAAATAAAGTTGGACCGTTAGTCTCACGTAAGTCTTCTTTTTTTAAAAAGGATAGATTTGATCGACTGCGTATTAAACAACCATCACCTACTAGCTCAACATCAAGCACTTGGACACGTCCAGCTGATTGGCTAACAATGCCGACTATAATATCTTCAGAGCAAAAAATAGCTTTGTTGATGCCAGTGTTTCCGCAACAATCTAACTTTCTCGCTTTTACAATATCTGGAGCATATACAGTTGATTGGGGTGATGGTGTAACAGAAAATGTTGCATCTGGTGTTAAGGCTCAACATGAATACTCTTATACCGACCCAGATTTAAATACCACCGTTACAAGTGATGGTTATAAAATGGCAGTTGTAGTCATTACTCCTCAAGCTGGTCAAAATATAACAAGTGTAGACTTTAACCAAAAATATGCATTAACAGGATCTACATTTCCTGATTCTTCTCCTATATTAGAAATAGTTTTATCTTGCCCAAGTTTAACAGGTTTAACTCTTGGTAGTGCAACTGTTGCTTCTGTTTTCTGTAAAAATTTAGTTAGTTTTACTGGAGTTAATATGGGATTATTAACTAACTTATCTAATTCATTTGCAAATTTAGTTTCATTAAAAAATATATCCCTCAGCGGTACTACTAACGTTACTAATATGACAAGTGCATTTAGTGGTTGTTCTAGTCTTATAAGTGTATCATTGTCTGATACAGGAAGTGTTACTAATATGACTAGTATGTTTAATAATTGCAGGTCTCTTAAAACTGTACCATTATTCAATACAGCTGCTGTTACTAGTATGGTGAGCATGTTTAATTTTTGCTCTTCTCTCACAAGCGTACCATTATTTAACACAAGGATTGTGACTGATATGAATGGTATGTTTGCTAGTTGCACTTCTCTCATAACTGTACCGTTATTTAACACAGTAGCTGTTAATAATATGTCTAGTATGTTTAGTAATTGCCCCTCACTTACAAATGTACCATTATTTAATACAGTGAATGTGACTCTTATGGGAGGATCTTTTGGACCACAAGGAATGTTTTTTAATTGTAGGTCGCTTAAAAATGTACCATTATTTGACACGTCAAAGGTGACTACTATGGCTAATATGTTTCAGAGTTGCTCTTCTCTTACAACTGTACCTCTGTTTAATACAGGGGCTGTTACTGATATGAGTAGTATGTTTAGTAGTTGCACTTCTCTCATAACTGTACCGTTATTTAACACAGTAGCTGTTAATAATATGACTGGTATGTTTTTAGGTTGCACTTCTCTCATAACTGTACCGTTATTTAACACAGTAGCTGTTACTAGTATGGCTAATATGTTTAATGGTTGTACTGTTCTTACAACTGTACCGTTATTCAATACAGCCGCTGTTACTAGTATGCCTAATATGTTTCAGAGTTGCATTTCTCTCATAACTGTACCGTTATTCAATACAGGGGCTGTTACTAGTATGAATAGTATGTTTAGTGGTTGCTCTTCTCTTACAAGCGTACCATTATTCAATACAGGAGCTGTTACTAGTATGCCTAATATGTTTCAGAGTTGCATTTCTCTCATAACTGTACCGTTATTCAATACAGGGGCTGTTACTAGTATGAATAGTATGTTTAATGGTTGCTCTTCTCTTACAACTGTTTCATTATTCAATACAGCAGCTGTTACTGATATGAGTAGTATGTTTAATGGTTGCATTTCTCTCATAACTGTACCGTTATTCAATACAGGGGCTGTTACTAGTATGTCTAATATGTTTAATGGTTGCACTTTTCTTACAAGTGTACCGTTATTAATTTCAGGTGCTGGAACAAATATAGGAAAGTTTAGTGGTATTTTTGCAAATTGTATATCCCTTACAAGAGCAGCATTAAATGGCTCAGAATATCAAATAAGTTATAGTGGTTGTAAATTATCAAAAGAAGAATTAGAATCTATATTCAATTATCTAGATACAATAGGTGCTACTTCTCAAACAATAACAGTAACAAGCAATTGGGGAGCACCGACACCTGTAACTCTTACAGGAACTACAACAGCTGGTAGCACAACAATAACAATGGCAAACACAACTGGTATTGCTGTTGGTATGCAAATTACTGGTACTGGTTCCCCTCTTACAACAGCAAGAGCTGTGACATTCACAGACGCTGGAGATCTAGTCAACTTAGCATCACATGGTTTAAGTAATGGAGATGAAGTTTCTTTTGCAACTATAGTAACAACGACTGGTATTGTTACTAATAGAATTTATTATGTAGTCAATGCTACAGCTGGAACATTTCAAGTAGCAGCAACTCTAGGTGGTCCAGCACTAGCATTAACGACAAACGGTTCTGGAACCTTACGCTATCGTACACAGGTTGTATCAATTAACCCCAACGTAAGCGTCACAGTATCACGACAAATGGCTGCGGGGGGTGCAAATAGTTTAACATTTAGACAATTAAGAACTGGAACAGCCCTATTAAAAGGCTGGGCAGTAACAACATAATTTTATGACATCAGGATTTTACAAAAAAGATAATGAGGAACTTTTCTATGCTCCAAACATAGTAGAAGGAAATGGGTTTGTGTTAGTAGCGCAAAATAAAGATCAATATGAATATCCAGTAGATGGATGGTATTGGTTTGAAAGTGAAGAAGAAGCTATTACGACACTATAATAAAAAAAGAGCCGATCTTCGATCGGCTCTCTTAGTATATGAAGAAGAAGTATTAACGATAACCTAGATATACTTCCTTTTGAATCTGTGGAAACGATGTATCAAATCCGTTTGCTGTAAGAGTCTGTAGTGCAGTACCTGTAACAACTGTGAATAGTGATGATGACTCATCTGTAAAAATAACAGCCATTGTCTGGCCGTTGTATGCACTATCAACTCTAAATGTTGTACCGGCAAATGCTGAAAGAGTAGCAAACGAACCAGTACCGGAAGCAGGAGATACTGCTGATGAAAGAAGTGTATTGAAAGCTACTCCACGGACTGCTTTTGAGGCTGTTGTACCAGTGGTGAGAAGTTCGACTGTCTTAAATTGACCTGTACTGGAAAGAGACCAGCTTAAATTTACTGGAGGTGTACCGAATGCTGAGAGAACTTGATTGTTAAAGTTAATGACTGGCATATTATTATTTATGCCTCCCCATACTTTTTTTATATAAAAAATGGCGGGGCCTTCGGTCCCCGCCATTTTAAATAACTTTTACTTTGATTAATATCAGAAGTATACGTTCTGAGCTGCAGGAGAGAACGCAGTACCTAGCCCTGAAACAATAACAACATGGTAGTAAAGGTTAGCGCCGAAGATATTATCGACGACACCATAACGGGTGAGCAAGCCTACGCGTGGAGCGAAGTCTTGCGGTCCGATTGTTCTTTGTACCATGATCGGAATGTAAGGACAGTAGATGATACCTGTATCGTAGAACTCTGGTCCCTTGTAGCCAAGGAGAGCATACTCAACACCAGATGTATAAGTACCGGATGGTACGTCTGGGTTGGTATATCCTTGATCACCGTAGAGATTGGAGTTTTGAGCTTCGGTACGTGTATCACGGTATACGCTGAATCTTCCACCAACAGAACCAATCTTAGCAATACCTACAGGTTGTGTAGATACATCGCCTTGAACTGGGACCCATTGGAATTCAGGAAGCATTTCAAGAATCGCGCAAACACGTGGTGTAGCAACGATGAAGTTAGCAGCACCGCGTCTGTTACGAACAGCGATTCTGTTTGCTTCGATGATAAGCTTCTGATAGAAGTCTCTATTACGCTCAACCAACCAACGACCGTCAGCAGATGCTGGGCTCCATACGGAGTAACCTGCACCAAAACCAGCTCCAAGAGCAGCTTGAACCATTCTCATGATCATTTCACGGTCGATTTCTGCTTGGATCTCATACGACATAGCGTTTGTGATCTCAGCATCGATATCGATACCATTCATGTTCTTGAGGTCTTGCTCAAGTTCTACTGACCAACGAGCACCGAGTCTACGAGTACCAGCTTCAACAGCTGTTTTCTCGAAGGACACGTTAATCTGAGGAATGTTGTTTTGAATCTCAAAGTTCTTGAGAATTTCAGCAACACCTTGATCCTGTGCAGCAAATCTCCAAGCATCAGCACCTGAGAGACGTGATGAAGATGTACCTGTGAATCTGGAATCAATATATTGATAACCAAGTTCACGGCCATTTGCATTACCTACTGTATAGTGTGGGTTTGGATTTGAGCCAACGTCGCTACCACCAGTACCAAGACCAGTTGTGTCATACTTATAGCGTAAAGCAAAAGCAAGACCGACTGGGCCGGACATTGGTTGTACACCGACGATTTCGTTGGAGATAAGCTCAGGGAACGTACGACGAATCATTGGGATAAGAATCTTCGGAAGACGTGCATCACCTGTCGCGTAGGAGTCAGTGCTGTTGATTGAACCCGGTGGGTTATATTGACCACCAGCACCAGAGTATGCGTTGGCGCCAAAAGCACCAACAACACCACCGCCGCTACCTGCGACTGTTTGCTCCATACACCACTTCTCTTGGTTCTCAAGAAGAACAGCAGTGTTAAGACGTGTGTGCTCGTCACGAATTTCCTTACAAGAATCAGACTTGAAATCAAGAACTGGTGCCCACTTCTCTAGAAGTGTATCAGCTCTGTTTCTATCGATAAATGACTGTGGTTTATTCATAATTAGCTTTATTTCCTTTCTTTCGACCTTCATGAGCTAAGCTCATGTTACTCAGGTGTCTAGCACCTCATTGTTTAGGGAAAATTTTATTTCATTCTTTGAAGTTCAGATAAGTACGGATTTTTTTGTTGTTTTTCTTCACGTACAATCTCTCTAGGAGCATCCGCTTTTACAGTACGTTTTGTAAAGGCTTGCTCTTTAATGACATTAAGATTTTCTGCTTCTTTCTTTTCAAAGAGTCTTAAGGTATAATCAAAGTTTTCTACAATAAATTTAGGTGTTTTATCACCAAGTACGCGCTTAATATATTCCTTTTTCTTCTCAGAAAGACCTGCTGTCTTCGATTCTAAAATAAGATCAGCTTTTGTCTTATTATAATTTTCTTTAAGAAGATTGTTTTCATTGCTTAGCTTTTTAACCTCAGCTGTCAATTGATCAATTTGGGTTTTACCATCGAGAACAGCATCTTTTACTGATTCGCTCATCAACGCTGAATCCACAGCAAGCACTTTTCTTAAGTTGCTTAATACTTCAACAGCTGTTCTATTCTTTGTTGCTTCTTGTATTGCTTCAGAAGGAATAGCTTCGTTAATAAACTCTTCTAAATACTGCGAAATTGACTCTACAAGCGTATTTTTAAATTCTGCTGCGGATTGGTTAATTTCTGTTTCGTATTTTTTAACTACTTTAAGAAGCTTGTTAGCGTTAACGCGATCGATAGATTCAACCACTCTTTTAAGTTTAGCAGTATGATCTTTATCAATAGCGCTCATTAATACAGTAAGCTTCTTTGCGTATAGTTCATCTTGTTCTACTAGCGCAGCCTCAACAAGTACACTTGTTTTATCTTTAATAGCGTTCTGTATTGATGTTAAGGATTCTTCGGTCAGAAGATCTGTAACTTGTTCCGGTAGCATTTTTGTAATATTCATAGTAGTTTAAAAGAGCGGGTCATTGGCAGCTTTACTAATTCTTGCCTGTAGCTTATTATTAACGACAGCTGTTAAATATTTATGTGCTTGAGCATAATTTTTACTAGAAATAGCAGTAATAAACGCAGCAATTTTTGATGATTCGCTTATTTTTATTTTTTTTACTGTTTGTTTCTTTTCACTCATACTATTTAGCGACATATTATTATTTATGCTCGAACTTATATTTTATTAATAAAGTTTAAAATTTGCTCGCGTAAATAAGCATCTAAATCTTTGCGTGGTAAAGTATTAATTGTTTTTTCAAAGGTATCATACGCTTCTTCAAACTTACCATTGTTAGCTAGGACCCATTGCTTGGATTCTAGAATACCATTGACGAAAGCTTTAGGGAAAGACGGATCTGCAACACAGTCAATAGCTACTAGCTTCATGTTTCGTACAACATTACAACCGCGACTTTCTTCTAAAGTACCTAATGCTCTTGAAGACATACCTACTTTTACTCCATCATTAATAAGCGATTTTACTATTAAACCACACGGCGTTGATAGTACTTTTGACTTCCCATAAAAAACATTATTATCTTCATACATCTCTGTAACAACATGACATGCACGTTCAAGATCAACATCTGCTGAGGTCGGGTGATTTAGTTCACCCATTGCGCGGCCTGGCTTTACCATTTCATCGTTGTACCTATTGACTTCTAATCTTAATTCATCAATAGGGTAAAGTCTTTTATTTTTGTTTATTCCTTCTGCCATCATATATGGACCTTTTATATAGAGAGTAGCTGGTGTATTGCGATTACTTTCTTCAACAATGTATTCGAAGCTATCATCAATTACTGGTTTTTCTACTAAGAGATTCAATTTTAAAGACATATGTATATATTTATTGTTTAGTGGTAACTTTTACTAGGTTAATTCTTTTTCTGTAAGTATGAGAAAGGTCAAGCTATGCTTTCTACAATACTCTCGTGCACTCTCCCATTTTGCTGTATTAATAGCATATTGTTTTTGTTCATATAATAAGTGCTGCTGTTTTTTATATTTTGTAGCTGGCGGCAGTGTTTGCTTATGTGGTTTGATTTCTACTAAATATTTGTTAAGCTTATTATTTTCTTTAATAACCACATAGTTGTCTACAAAATAACGATGTACTCTATTATCGACAGGGCTTATATACGGTAATACAATATTTTCGCTTCCCCACTGAATAATATTTTGATTCATATCACAAAATCTAAAAAACTTAAGTTCAAGTCCTGAGCGATATATAGCGTGGCTTCCGATAAATTTTTCTTTATTTATCGGGGTAAAAATCCCCTGTCTGTATTTACTATTTTTTATAAATTTCATTACCCGACATAAAATAGTATAGGATCTGAGTCGCCAAAGCCTGGAGATGCTCCCTCTAAAAGACGCTTCTCCAATTCAATTTTTTCTGTTTTACCTTCTTCTAAAAGATCATAATTAAGCGACCCTCCACCCAGTAGGGTTACGTTACCGAATTTGCTTCTAACTCTACCTATGGTTATTTTCGAAAGAGCTAATGCATATTGATAAACCCACTGCTCCTTAATAAGGTCGCGTATAGGTCGCTCTACATAACACGAAATGACACCATAAAAACGATTCTTCCCAGGCTGTGGATACATTGTTAGATATTGCGTTCTAGGGTCAAATTTGAGATCTCTCGTAATAGCGAGTAATTTTTCCCGTGTATCCATGAACTCCTTTACAGCGTACCATGAAAGTAAGTCAAAGCCATAATTGCCTAATGCATAACTATAATATGTTTGTTGAGCTAGAGTCTGCTCGAGAGTGAAGAGAGTGTTTATACCTGTGGTAGAGCCTTCTTGAAAATCAACAACATCAATTACCTTACGGTAGTCCATAATATCGTAATCAAAAACATTGCTGTATGTTGAAGCTTGCGTTTTGGAGCATTCAAGCGTGAGCGTCTTTTTTATAGTTTGTTTAAAGTTACTTGAAAGAGATACGTTAAATGAAGTAATAGAGCTATATATCGTCTGATCTATAATATCCAATTCTTCTATACCTTTACTAAAAGTGCTTGAAAGTGTTGTTGATTGTGCAAAAACGGAAGAAATAATACTTGTTGTTGTTATAAAGACAGCTTCAGGCGTCTCGACTGTAAATCCAGGACCAGGAAATGGTGTTGTATCGGCAAGTTTTTGTGAGGTGGTATATTCGCTATTATTAATAGTAAACAAATGATCGAGTCTTATGCCTTTGTTTTTTTCGTATAGGTTTGAATCAAAAACTAAATATTCTGTCGTATACCCAGCAAATTTTGTAAAAAATTCAATAGCAATCTGTATATTTTCAAATAGCTGATCTTGATGTATTTCAAGAGTGATAAGCGGATACCCTAAAGATCGCTGTATGCGTTCACCAAGCTTACCGTAACAATCTATTTTACTATTTAAATTTGTAGAAAGAAACGCTGAAACTGGCGTTATTACACATGGCGATGACATACAGTTATTTATTCTTTAACGTGCTTATGCTGCTGGCTGAGGAGCGGGAGGGACGTTTCCTGCTTCTGCTCCTGGCTCAGGTGGTATTGCTTCTGCTGCAGGCTCTTCACCCAATGCTGCTGGACCTCCACCAAAGGCTGGAGGTGCACCGCCTCCACCAGCAGCAGGAGCGCCTTCGCCTGCCTGTCCGCTAATATCATTCGCGATAAGCTGTTCTTTCCATGCTGGGCCCGCTGCTTGTATTTGTGCTAACTCCCATTGCATTTCCGCGTCTTTGCGTAAAAATTCACGGTTTGCTAGTATATCTCTATCTTTCCATCCTAGATATTTTTTCTGCGCGTATGTAGCTGAAACAAACTCATTGCTTGCTAGATTATTATAGCTGGTTGATTTTAGTTCTAGCCGTTGATTTTCACGTAGCTCGTAAAAATTCGTCGGTACATTAAAGTCTACCTCAATATTATTGAGTGTAAGTTCATACTTCTCCCACAAGCCTGTAAGCTTGAGATGTGTTACAAAGCCACGCTTTATACCTGATGCAAATCGTTGCTGCTGTCTTATTATAAATCTTGCAAATTTTAATTCTTCACGAAGAATCTCAGCTCCATCTTTAAAAGCATCTTGTGGATCGAGACGTGATGTTGGTACTTTAAGTGATCTATATAGTTTTTTAACAAAATACATTAAGTCGTCTAATTGACCTAAGTTTGAACCACCGGGTAGTTGTGTAACATTAGTACCTTCTGAGCCTTGACGTTTTGCAAACCAAAACGCGTCAAGCATCGATTGTGGATTGAATTGTTTAACGGTATCAGCTTGATTTAGATCGAAAGTCTTACGCGACCAGTATTGTTGTATTAGTTTTTTAAGATACGCTTCAGCTTTTGGCGGCGCCATGTTTCCAACATCTACATTAAATACCAAGCGTTCAGGTGCGCGCACCAATCTATATATAACAATTGAATCTTCAATAAGGGATAACTGACGATAAGGCCTTCTTACATTCTCTAAAAACGGAAGTGCAAAAGTCTTTGACTCATTATATACACCTGAATTAATGTATATAATTTGATTTTCTTCCATAGGTATAAATTCAATTTTTTCAATCTTTTCAGGATTGACCTTATCAAAAATAGGCTTCCGATAAATATAACCTTTAATAAGCATATTTTGAATATTGCTGTATACAGGGTCAATAACTTCAGCAGGTAGATTTATAACACCTAAAACACCTTCTTTAAGATAATCTTCGTGTACAATTAATTCGAAGAATATTTCTCCTTCAATCATTAGCTGTCTAAAGTATTGCCAGCCTCTTGTTTTTAACTCAAAATAATCAGCGTATTTATTAAATTCTTCTTCTAATTTCTCTTTTTCAAGAACAGTTAGGTCTATATTGTTGAATGTTAGATTTACTATTCTGTTATTTTCACCAGGATTTATTACCTCATCACAAATTTCATCAAGTGCATCTGCTACATCGGAATAAGCAGCCATAATCCTATAATCTCTTAATCGAGCAGGCTTATCCTGTTGAATGTTAGCATACATTATATCACCAAATGATGTATCTTTATTAATATCCCCTAGAGGCATATTATTAAAGTCATTAGATAGTGAAATAGAGTTCTTAGCTAGCGCTTCAGCGCGACGTACACCCGCTTTTGCAAAGTGCTTATATTTAGGATTTATCTGATCATTGTCATATGTTACACTGGTATACGGTAATCTATTTTGAATATAACTTACAAGACTTCTACCGAATGTATTACCACGCCCATCATTTGTAACATAAGAACGATTTGAATTAGGTGATGTAGAAAGATCAGCCATTAGTGTATATATTTATTAGATGAGTCGAAAAATGACAGCTAACAAGGTAAATTATATGTATCACTAAAATGAAAGTTATTCATTGAAAATGTTGAAAAGCATCCTTGCGGAGCAAAAAGAAGTATATCTACCTTACCACTGCCAGAAAGATACGGAATATTTACAGATAATAAATTATCATTAATAATATTATAAGATGAAGGCGATAATTTAAATCCAGAAATTACATTAGACTTACATTTCAGAGATGTCAGACCAGATGTTAAAGTATTATTGTTTGAACTTAACAATACTGTTGTGACGCTGCTCAACCCTGTTCCGTAAAACAAAAAGCTATTATTACCTGTTAATTGTTTATTAAAGGTAATAGGATGGGTAACAGGTAACATTGAGCCGCGTGTGGTGTAGAAGGCGTTTGTTATTATCGGTCCACCGCTTATAATATCTGTTGATGAATCGGCTGTAAGTGAGTATGCTTTTATGCTGTAGCTATCATCATCAAGGGTATTAAAATCGAATCCCGTGTACGGTGTAATATTGTTAATTTTAACATTATATATTGAAGGGTAATTTACGTTCGAATCTTTAAACAGCCACCCTTTAATTGTAAATGTTGTATCCGCTGTAATTCTAAATTTATCACTATAAGTTAAATCTGTTGGGGAAGTTAGGTTAATATTGCCATCCCAAAGTACTTCTGTTCTTATCTCGAACGTTTCAGTCGTGAGACCGAGAGGCTCTTTCCACGAAATAATAATATATGGGTTAGCGTATGGAATAAAATTAGAGACTATTTGATCCATATCTTGCATATATCTCGCAAGAATTGATACGCTAACGGTAATGTTTATTGGTACCGGTGTCTTAATTGTATTGAGATATGCTTCGTTTTTGTAATTGTAAAAGCCGTCTAATTTGTTAAAAACACGAGAAGAGTCACGAGATATCGAAGTAGGGTTAATTGCTATAACAGGCAATGTTAGATTTTGCGCTTTATTGACAATATCGTACATTACCCTTTCTTTAGGACCGAGTACGTAGCGAACGGAAATTTCTTCTTTAGATTCGCGTGTAGCGTTATATCTTTTTATAACTATATCATCGAACGCTGCAGCAAACTGCGTTAAAAGGTCCTTTACTTCAAAATTATACGTGTATTTTTTCACTTCCTTTTATATTTAGTTAAGTAAACCTTTCTAAGAAATATTTTGGAAGCTTATCTTTATTTGTAATGATTTTATCTATAATTGAACCGTCTAAAATATATGTAACGCAATGATCTTGTGAAGATCGCACACCGCGTCCGCAAGCTTGTATTAATGCTGAGAGCATCTTATTAATATACCACTGCGTATCGCTTTTTATTAATTTTTCTATTCGCTTATCCTTCATAGGTAAATACGGAGCTTTAACAATAATTTGAAAGCGAGCGCGATCATCTTTTAGATCAACGCCATGCGACATTGAGGGTGAAACAATAACGGTTGGCGAGTCTGTATTGTAATGTTGGTTAAGAAGTGCTTCATTATTTACTCCAGGTTCTCTATACAAAAATCTATCTCCTTTAAGCTGTTGTTTTAAAAATCCTGTTATAGTGTTTGTGTGTGTATGTATTAGACCCTTTTCAGATTTGTGATGATTGCAGATTTCTTCTATTTGCTTTTTAATTTTTGGTAAGTTTTGCTTAAGATTGTTATAGCTTAACTTAAGTTTAGTATTTACATGTATAGGAGCATTTTTCGGATCAAAAGAAGAATCTATTTCAATATACTTATAACTATCTATACCTAACGCTTTGCAGAAATTTTTATGATCAATAATAGTTGCTGACATTAAAATGATTGTTTTGCCGTAATCAAACAAATACTTAGAAAGGTTATTTACTTTCAAGGGAGTAAAATTTATACCTTTAATAGTAGGCTCGTACACATATTCACATTCATTCCAATTATCTAGTAAGGTAGAGATTTTTGTGTTAAGATTTCTTAAAGTTAAATATTCAGCTTTTTTAACATCAAAAAATAATTGTTTGTTTTTATTTGCTAGATCTTCTTTAAGTTTTTCGAGCTTGTCTGCGATACGAAGATTTACTGTGTTAACCCATCTATATACTGCGCTATAATTATTGCTATTAAATGGCGGTATTTGTATATCGCTCTTTTTTAATATATCATATTCTATACTACATGAAAATTGCTTTACAAGTTGATCTTCAAGCTCTGAAGCTTCATCACAAACAAGAAACTCGCGCTTTTTAACATGTTCAGGTAATGAAAAGAACATATTATAATTAAGAGTTGCAAATGTTGAAACAAGCGCTTGGTTTCTTGCTTCATAATACGGGCATTTGTTCTGCTTCCAGCAGTCATCTTTTTGACTTTTTAACAATATACACGGTGCTACCTCTGCACTAAGATTCGTATTTACTGCACATTGATAATTAGTTTTTCCTTTTAAAATGTTAATTTCATTAAAAAGATCTTTATATTGATCTTGCAATGTTTTCGTTATCGTTAAGGCAAAAAGACCATGTGGTTGTTCCTCGGTGCATTCTTCTTCATGTAAGTAACCTCCTATATAATTTTGCTTAAAAGCAGAGTATGTGTTAATTAATTCTCTATAGCTATAGCTAGGCTCAGAAGCAATATTGCTTATAGTTTTAGATATAAAAGACTTGCCCGATCCTGTAGGTGCACAGCAGACAATAAATTTAAAGTTATCACTAATTGCATGCTGTATTTCAGCTAGAAGTTTTGTTTGTGCAGAATTTGGCTTATAATTTTTAGGGAAGGCGCTAAGTAGCTCTAACATTAATAGTATTGTAATACCGTTATTGATCTATTCTACTGTAATAATTTCTATTAAATTATTATAGAATTTGCTTGTGTTACTTTTGTCAAAAAGATTTATCTTTACAAAAGGTTTTGATGTTGTATTACAGAAAGCTGATGTGTGATAGTTCAGAGTCGTTGTGCTACCATTTGTTGTAATTATATACGGGTATGGCAACTCTACGAGTTTAATATTATTTTTATTATTTTCAATAAAGAGTTTAATATAAAATTGTCGTATATCAAAGTTTTTTATTTTACCTGTACGATAAATTTTTGTACCACATTTTATAACTACCTTGCGTAAAAGTAGCTGCTTAAAAATTTCACTATAATAATCTAAACTCATTGTTCCATAAATTCTATTTTTTGTTTTGCGGTGAGAGGATAAAGATTTTCATTAAAATATTTCCAAAAAGTATCATCTGCTGGGATTGTTTGCAAGAGATTACACCGATCGACACTTACTGTTCTATAATCCTGCATTAATATATCCCATACTATAACTACATTTTCTATAGCTTCATTAATACGCTTAGGACCTGTCGGTGGCTTATAATTAAGTGAAATAAGACCATTAACAGAATTTAATAAATTATAACTTTTTGTACACCACATACGTCGAGTAGCTGATCGACCTACTATAGGTATACGTCTTACAAATCTAATTTCACAAACGTTTTGGAGTAAAAGATTATCAAGTGTTGTTCGTTGTACTACCATTGTTTTCTTTACATATACCAAAAATTCTATTTTCGTTTAAGAAAATACCTTTGTTAATATAACCATGACCTTCGACATGAATGTTAGAGACAGTAACGCCGAGATTATTAGGAAAAATTACAATATCGTTCTCTTTTACATATTGCGCTTTAGGCCCAGCCAAAAGTACTCTACCTTTTCGCCATGCTTTAGCTAACGCGTTTGAAGGAATATATATCCCGTTTCTCGTAATACTTTCACCATCTGCTGACATGTCTACAAACTCAACTAAAAGTATGTCGTCAAGAATTGATGAAAGAATATAATCGTCAAGGCCAAAGTCTCCTGATGAATGCGAGCTTAAATCAATAAGATTACGCGTCGGTGCAATTTGATCAATATTAGCCGCCATATTTCTATTTAGTATTACTTTCTATTAAGTCAATATATAAAGCAATCTCTCTTTTAGAGAGATTGCTAGTTTTAGCATACATATCATTATTAGTAGGTTTTTCTTTGTCTTCTTTTTTCTTTTTAATATAATTAATACGCTTAAATTTCTGCGTTGGTGTTATATTACAGAAGAATTTATAATTATCATTTTTATCGTCAAAAAGACTACTATATTTGTTTGTATTTTCGTTTACAAAAATAGCTTGCGACTTACTATAAAAAGACTCCCAGCGATTAACCATGTATGGTGTAAATTGTTGAAGGCTCTCTGCGTCTAAATTTTCAGTAGTATTTTGTTTATTAAATAAAATATTATTAATTATTTCAAAAATTGTCATACGATTACCTTAGTCGTCGCTGTAAACATATCTTGCATTTCTGTATTGAAAAAATCAATAACGGACTCCATAAGTATACGCGCCCGAACGCCATCGATATTAGTAGAATAAGCAAATCCCGGGGCTCTATTCCCCGCTCTAATATTAATACCCGTATGACCAATAGCGATATTGTTTTGCGAATAAGTTATAGAAACACTAGCCTTACCACTATTACGCTCTTCGCCATCGCTACCAATAAATTTATCTCTAACTATAATATCATCCCCTTCAACTACTACTGGCTTGTTGAGCAGATTGCCTATCATTGAGCCGATATTGTTGTTAAGAAGTCGTTGAAATGCTACCGCTCCTATAGGGCATAAGTTAGGAATCTCCCAGCAGAAATTGATAGCTATATCACTATAAATGTAATCTTTTGAGAGAGAGTCTTCAAGATCAATTAAATTATCCGTAACATACATTGGCGCAATAAACGCTACAATGTTACCGCAAGGCGAAGTGTCTTTTTTAAAGAACTTATACGCAAAGCGCTTATGAATAAAATCACCGTTATAAATTGCTTGTTCTATAATCATACATTATTTTAGGTTAGTTTGCTCCTTTATCCAGTGGTAGACAGTCTCAAGGCCCCTTTTAAGTGGGTAATTAGGGGACCATCCGATTGATTGTTGTATGAGTTTGTTACAGGAGTTTCTCCCACGGACACCTAACGGCGCATTTAACTTATAATTACGTACAAGACTTTTATTTTCAAAGCTACAAGCAATATCGACAAGATCATTAATTGTAACCATTTCTTCTGATCCTATATTAACTGGTTCGCTAAATTCCGATTCCATTAATTTTCTAATACCCTCTATACACTCATCAATATACAAGAACGATCGTGTTTGCTCACCGTCACCCCAAATTTCAATTTCTGAAGCAGCCTCAATAACCTTTCTACAGATAGCAGCAGGTGCCTTTTCTTTACCACCTTTCCATGTACCAAGTGGTCCAAAAATATTATGAAATCTTGCAATGCGTATGTTTAAGTTATAGTTACGCTTATAAGCTAAAAACAAACGCTCACTAAAAAGCTTCTCCCAACCATATTCACTATCTGGGTTAGCAGGGTAAGCTGAATTTTCAGAACAGTTAGGATTGTTAGGATCTATTTGGTTATGCTCTGGATACATACAGGCGGAGGAAGAATAAAAAAGTTTTTGAACTTTATATCGTACTGCGGCGTCAGCAACATTAAGATTAATAATTGCAGAGTTATGCATCACATTTGCATCATTTTCACCTGAGAAAATATAACCAGCGCCTCCCATGTCAGCAGCTAGCTGATAGACTTCATCAAAACCTTTATTCTCCATACTTCTTTGAAACGGGGCGAAAAATACTTTATTTATTAGAGTAGTTTCTTTAAGATCACCTAATATAAAGTCATCTGCGTTAGATTTTTCTTGATATTCTGGCGCTTTAAGATCTACGCCTCTTACCCAATAACCTTCCAATTTAAGGCGATTAACTAGGTGATTACCGATAAATCCTCCTGCTCCCAATACTAATGCTGTTTTTTGTTGGTTATTCATATGCTTTTTTTGTTTCTCATAATTTAGTTTAAAATAGATTTACATTTTGCTATAAAATTAGTGCTACTGTTACGTATTTCGAATTGATGATATAACACATCCATATTGTTATGATTATATGTTGTGCCGATACCAAAATATCTATTATCTTTTAATTTCCATTTTGGAATTTCAGAAGATTTTGCCTTAAAAAGCTTTACATTAATATTATTTTCTTCACACAACCATGTTAATTCTTCTCCAACATCACTTCTATTACCTTGTTGCATTAATGATGGATACACTAGATTTTTAAATAATGCTGTAGGAAAAGCCAAGCATGCTGGTCCTGCATAAAGGTGATTTTGTGGATTACAATTACACATCTGTTCTATACCTATAATACAATCATCATTTTTTAATTCATCCAGAATTATATCATATATATTAGAAACAAGAGGTATACAATCAACGTCAAAAAAGATGATATATTTACTGTTACAATTTTTAGCAGTCTGGGTTAAAAAGTCTCCATGGTTAGAGTCAATGTTAACTTGAGTAATAGGTAGATTTAATTTTTGAAAAACTAAACGTTGTAGTTTGCATACCTCATACGATACGTTTGAATTAGCGTATGAAAAAGCTTCAAATAAGTTTGTATTAGTGCCAGTCATGTAATCTAGTATGTTGGTTAATAATAGTTTTAAGATTCGTCTTATACTCTTCACCATAATGAAAGCCGCAATCGATAAATATATTTTTTTTCATAAATTTAAATTAAAGTAGTCCAAATATTTTCCGCTGATTTTTGTGTTAACCCTGGTTCTGTCCACCCTGAACTTATTATTTTTTTAGATATAATCTCATTATAGAGATGATCTATAGGTTGATTATAGTGATAGTTGTCAAGTACTAATCTAGCTCCTTGCTGACTTATTATGTATGCATGAGTGCACCTTGAGCTACAATTACTCGAAAAATAAGAAATTTTATCCTGTGTCTTATTAGCTCGTGGAATTGTATATTTACCTACCCATACGTCTCCAATCCAAAGCACATCTCCTTGAGATGATTTTGTTTCAAGAATACTTTGCTCAAGAAATTGATGTGTGTTGGATACACTCTGTAAGTTTACATCATCTTCAAAAACTATACCGTATTCGATATTATTTTGTACTATTTGCTCTAAAGCGTATTTATGTTTAAGAGAAAGAGATAATTCACTACGTTTTATATTAGTAAAAATATTGCTGTCTATTTCTGACGGTAAAAATGATTCTACCCACTCCATCTGATATGGAAGATTAGCAAAGTTTAAATCTTTTTGTAATTCTAATTTACGATCAACAGCAGGTGTATGATGAAGAATAAAAATTTTTATTTGAGTGTTATCATACATTTTTTAACATAATATGTGGTTTGTTTGATCCTTTATCCAGTGGTAGACAGTCTCAAGGCCCTTTTTAAGTGGGTAATTAGGGGACCATCCGATTGATTGTTATATATTACTGATTTTGAAATAACCCCCATGTAATAACTGGATTATAAAACTCATTTAAACCAGGGTTTGATAATTGAGTATAATCACTCCAACCTGGCTGTCTTGTAAATAAGTTAACTAGGTACTCCGTATTACCCCACTGTCCAATTTCTAAAATCTTAAATCCAGCTTGATGTGCTAGTGCGGTTAGTCCCATAGATGTATATCCGGTATAATAATGAAAAGGATCGCTGTGTGGTATGTTGCACGCAGGTACGTTAATATAAACATAACCATCAGGAGTGAGATGTTTTTTAATATTAACTAAGCATTGGTAAGGGTTATATACGTGCTCAAGCGTTTGATGCAAGCAGATAAAATCGTAATCCTTTTTGGGCAAATTAAAACGATGTAGGTCGTAATTAAATGTATCCTGTTCATACAACCCATGATGTATATTTTTTATACGGCCTTCTAGATACTCTAACTCCGGATCGTTTTCGCCGTTGAAAATTAAAAGATCGTTTATGTTAAAATTATACTTTTGTATATATTTTTCAAATTCTAAAAGTGAAATTATTCGCGGAAAATCCTTGCCCTCCCATTTCCATTTTTTATTATTTTTTGTAACGGGGAGTGGAACATATTGGTTTCGATATTCTGGAGTATCGTGTATCTTTACATATCTTGTATAAAGATCTTCGATTGTACTGTTTTCTATAACTGGTATTGTTGTGTTCATAATATTTTGTTAACTTTTTAACATAATATGTGGTTTGTTTGTTTTATTAGATCTTAACAGATAATCATAATACCATGTATTTTCATCTTCTAATTGTATCTGTTCCCATATAGGTTTTATATTTGTAAAGTATAAAGCAATTATACCTTGATCATTTGTTTTTGAGATTTTACATTCTTCCGCTAAACCTACTAAATCACTAAATGTATTATTATCTATAATAGACGTATCATATAGCATGATAGTAGTTTGCGGAAAATCGATATAAAAATTATATTTTTTATTTAAGTCAAAAAATATAAAGTCTTCTTTTATAAACTGTGTTGTGAGGTTATAGCTATAATCTGGATAAGCGTCAGAATGCGCTAAAAATTTGCCTTTTTTATAAGCATTAATAATAGGCATTACAGAGCTATATATTTTCATTCCTGCGTCGAGATAAAATATATAATTCCATTTTTTAAAAAAGGTATTAAACAAATTTAACTTATGATATTGGAACTTCTTACGACGCCAGTGTTCTTCCCGTGGCATTGTGTTGAATTTTCCGTTAAAATCATCTGAAAAAATAATATCAGGAAAATATTTTATAATAATATTATTTGACTCTAACAGTGGATGATTTAGTTTATCAGAATCTTTTAAATCATCACCTATAACAACACATATATCCCCTATGTATTCATAGGAAAGCATACCCTCAAGAGTATGTATCAATCGATCAAAAAAAGCATCGTTTGTTACAAGAACTGTACATATATTATTAACCATATATATTTGTTTTCCAGTAAGACATATTTAATTCTGCAAGGTTATTTTTCAAGTTTTGTTGAAAAGGCTCTACAGATGAGTTAAGAAAATCTATTGTTACTTTAGACCAGTCATCTATAAATAAAATAGGTAAGTGCTTAAACTGTTCATAACAATTATCATATTTTATTATAGGTATCGTCTTTAAGTATAGACATTCCCACACGCGGTGACAATCAACTCCATTGCCAGGAGGACTTACACAAAAAATACTCTTAGCTATATTTGTCAAATAGTTCGGTTGGTCTACCCTACTGTCCATAGCTATACCGTTTTGTGAGGTTATATAGTCTATATGACTTCTTATTTGGAAATTAGTATATATATCAAAGTTCTTATATACAATATGTTCCTTATCAGGTGAAGTATTAATTATCTGATTAAGTAGCTCTAAATTACCATGAGAGTATTGTTGGTTAGCAATACCTATAGGTAGAGCAAAAAGTTTTTCGTGATTGAGGGTTTTATTTTGACTATACCACTTTATTACTTTTTTTTCATTTAAGTAATTAATATAAGAATTTGAGAAAGCAGAATCAGAATTGTGCGATATGAAAACGTATTCGTTTTTTAGTAGAGGAAAAATTTTGCTAAAAAATTTATCTAGCGTCCAGGTATTAACAAATATTACACGCGCATTCTGAACGTAATCTGGTAGTGTGTTAGTAAAAGCGTTGTAATAAAACGTATTATAATTGTTATTCTGTTGCTGCTTAATTACGAAGTCGCAATTACTTTCTCCAATCGAATCACCTTCAGGTATAATAGAAACGTCTGCTAGTGCTTGAAATCTTTCACCGGTAATAAAATCTTTTATATTCATAATAGTTTACATCCATGACCCAGACCATATATGACATGCGATTGTCTCAGGTCGTAAGTATGTTTTATAATCTGGCTGTTTATTTATATCTGTATTTGGAAAGGGATAGAAAAACGATACAGGTAATACTAACATATTATTAAAATTTTCAATATGTTTAAATACTTTTCTTGTTGTGAGGTATGGTCCAGTTGTATTAATGATATCCATTCCGTCACTATACCCAATATTCATATCTAAATTTAACATATCTGCTATGATAGTATTTCCGGGCGTTGTACCTATAAGACCGTTAAACAGACTTGGAGCTCCATCGTATGCTACTCCGCAGAAAAAATCTAAATCCAGTAGATCGTCGAACATTTTTAGTAATATGAAATCTGTATCTAGATAAACACCTCCACGCTCGTATAAGATTTGCGATCTAATAATATCTGATTTTTGTCCATTATTTGGTGTATTATTAAACTCGTCTATATTTTTAAATTCACTTAGTTTATAAATATCATCTTCTGTCCATAAAAAATATTCCCAATTATTTAGTTGAGCAAAATTCTTGACTTGATTGCATAACTCTTGTTCACGCTGTGGCATATTACCACCAATCCAGACTTGATGTATAATTTTTGGTATTTTAGCTTGTTGTAAAGGTGTATCTCTTATTAGGTTATATCTTTGAATTATTATATCCCATCTATTCTGATATGTTCTAGAGTTATTATACTCTAAAGATAGCACCATCGATTCGTCAAAAGTAGGCCAATTAGTTTTCATAGAATTTCTTTTTCAGAGTCGTTGTGGTATTTTTCATTAACATTAAGGTATGTTAGCTCGAGATTAAGATAAAGGGATGTTGTCGATACGTTTGATGTAGATCTTATAAGATGTTTACATTTTGATAAAAGAATTACATCAGTGAGAACGTTAAGACCTTTTATATAACCGGATATGTCTTTGAAGTTATTATGTATACTTTTTGTGCTATTACCTCGTATTGCGTTAATGTTATAAATTAGCTTTTTACCGTAATGCTTTTTCATATACTCAACAGCATCTATACAATCTGTTGCTAAATAGATATAATCGTATTCATTTATTATTAAATCGATTTCCTTTTTAAAAAGATCTAGATCGACTGGAGTATGCTTATGCGTTGTACCGTACATACCTATTAAAAATTTATCTGTACGCCTTATATGTACACCAAGAATATTTTTTTCTTCAAATAATTTGTAATTAGGAGATAGTTTTTTTTCTATATCGTCGTTTAAAATGAAATAATTTTTGTAAATATAATTCATTGTCGATCTAAAACTTTTATCTTTAAGAAGCATTAAATCAGTATAATCGCTCACCTCTTGGTACGTGTCATGAAGCGGGTAGAGTTGTTTGAAATAATACTCCCACACATTATCACCGCGTGAAGAATCGTAGTATAA